ACCCGTAATGGCTGCGTTTTCATCTACCTTGCCATTTAAAGCAGTTTGTAAGTCTGTTTGATTTGATAAAATTCCTGCGATAGAACCCCACGTTCCACCGCCAGCATTATTTAAAGCATATGATGCTGTTGTTGCAAATGATGCAGAATCAGCATTGTTTATTGAACCACTCCAATATGAAGCAGTAGTTGCATATGAAGATGTTCCTAATAAAGATCCTGTTATACCATTAGTAACGTTTAATGAACCAGATATATTAAATGAACCTGTTAATAAAAGACTACTTGTAGTAATATTTGTTCCAGATGTAACATTTATATATTTAAAATTTTTAGATCCTTTACTTAATTGTCTAGCAACAGTATTATACCAAGGTATTTGATATATAGCTTGTGTTCCAGCGGATGTTTGAGTTAATAAAGTATTAGTTTGTTGAGAATAAATTATATTATCCGTACCTATTGTAGGATTATTTGTAGTTTGAGCAAATATTGCTCCTCTATTAGTTGTTCCAAAAGAAGGAATAACTATTTGAGAATCTAATTCAGATGTTTCATCAGAAAATAATGAACGTGATAATAAATAAAAACCAGAAGCAGAACCCGTTGATACTACATCATAAACACCATTTTGTATAGAATTTGCTTGGTTTTTTACTAAAAAATGATCTCCTACAGTTAAAGTTACACCATCGATATTTCCTAAAGTACCGCTTATAGAAGCCGATAAAAAAGCCCCTACCCCATTTGTTCCATTATTATACAAAGGAGATCTAGGTAAAACAGTTGTTGTAGCAGCATTTACAGTAACAGGAGGATTTTCTGAAGAACCTGAACCCGTAGGAATTAGAATATTTTCTATTCTATAGTTAAATGAAGCACTATCTATATAATAGCTTGATGTAAATGTGTTATATATTGAATTAGTTACATATCCATCTATATAAGATGCTGTTAAAGCATAAGATGCGGATTCCACTGTCCCAATAAAAGACCCTGAAAAAGATCCACTAAATGAACCACTAAGATTAACTGGTTGTTCTATTTGTTCTGAACGAATTGTACTCATATAAATAAATATTAATTAAACTTACCTATAGCAATAATTTCATCAGTATTTTGTAAAGAAAACCCTAATTCTGTTGTATTAACTATTAAAGTAGACGTACCATTACCATTATCAATAAAACTTGTTATAGCTGCAGGTTCTATTAATTGTCCATTTACGAAAAATGTAAAACTATTTACAGAAGTTGCAGGTAATCCTGATGGAGCTGTTAAAAAACCATTAGGGAAAATAGCATTATTTGATGTTACAGTAATAGCTAGTACAGCTTTGTTTGTGTTTAAATATGTTAAAGTCATACTATCAATTGAATCTGTTATTGAATTGGTTGTTGTTGGGAATGAATCAATAAATGATGTAGAACCCATTTGTGTTGGTATTTTATTTAACGAAGATGTAGTAACAGAATTAATATCAGATACAGTTTCTAAATCAAATACTACTTGTGATTTGGTGTAGAATTTACTTCTAGCAGTAGCCATATCTTTATTTACTGTATCTGGTATCATATAACCGTTTACTTTAATAGTAAAGGTAGATTTGGCAGCTCTATCGTTTCCTGCTTCTAGCAGAGTAGTCGTTGCAAATGAATCAATCATTGATCTAAATTTGTAGCGACGTGGATCGCCCCAATATGAATCAGCAGCAAAATTAATTGCCTCTACTAGTTTATTATTTTGTTCAACAAAATCTGTAAATATAATACAGTTATACGTTAATGTAACATAATCTGGTGTTGTTGAAATATAGTATTGTTCTGATGGAATCCTGTTATTTATAATATCAAAGCGATCATATGCATTTCTAATGTTATATTTCGATCCTACTACTTGATAATTATGTACAGTATTACCATCTAATTTATTACCTAATGTTCTATTTTTTTCAATATTTTCACGTTTAAACATAATTAATGGAACCATTAATTTTCCATTATTATCACGATAAAAACCATCTGTTTGAACTGATTTCCATCTTTCAGGTGAACCATATAATACAGGTACAGCTATTTGTTGTCCGTTTTGTACTACATTTGGTTTAATAACATTATTAAAGTAGTACATTATAGCATTGTCAATATCTTCTAAACCAATAGAAATATCCTTTACAGTATCATTCCTCATAGAATAATCTGTACCACGGTTTTCAGAAAAAACAGTTTGGCTAACCGGTTTACCCTGGTTAGCCAAGTAGGGAGTAATTTGATCTTGAACTACCTCTACTGGATTTTTTGGTATTGGTTTTAGTCTATTTGACATTATCTAGATTTTCTTTCTAATTCTACCATTTTTTCTAAAGCAAAAATTAAATTTGCTGCTTTAGTTAATAGTGTATTTAAATCTTTAGCATTTTTAGCTATAGATTCATTAGAATGATATTTAAATGGTTGAAATTCTTTTCTGTTCTTTAATAAATCTCTTCTAACTTTTTCAAAAGAAGGAATATATTCTACTTTAGAAGTTATTGTTCCTGTTTCAGGATCTACTTCTGTTGGTGTAGTACGAAATCCTCTTTGGATGAATTCTTCATCATCTTCTTCTGAAGGCATTGGGACTATAGGAGGACGAACCTCAATTTCTTCTAATAAATCAGTTAATTTTATCATTGTTATAATCTTTCTTTTTCTATACCTAGTTTTTCTGGGCGTGTGTAGTGACATGTTAATGTTAATGACCAAGAAGATCCAAAATTATCAGTATCTGATGAATAAGAGTAAGATGGATCTTTACCTACTATTAGTTGATTATCATTTACATTATCTACTTCAAAATATTGTCCTTGCCATAATAACACATCACCAACTTCAGGATAAATTCCATAATTAAATCCCCTTCCATCGGGCCCTAATTCAGTACATAATTCAATTCCAGCTAAATCGTCTCTTAAAAATTTACATACAATAGTACGAGTAACATCCGGTCCAAATTCATCTACTGGTGCTTCAAATCCTGAGCTGTCAATTAAACAATTTACTAATACAGGATTATAAAATGATTTAGATAAAGATTCACCATACATATTTGGTACAGTTCTATCTAAAATTACTTTATAGTATCCTACCTTTTGCTCAATAATATTATTCAGCAATTCTCTATTTAAGTGTCTAAATAGGCTTATATCTCTATTTTCACCGTATAATGACATTAATATTCTCCTATTTTTTCAATTGTTTGAAAACGTGGAATAAATTGTAATAATCCATCTATTTTAGTAGTTACTAAAGCATCTGTTTTAATTTTTTTGATATCTTCTTCTGGAGTAGAGCTAACTAAATATTTCATTTTTAATAAAGCATAATTATGTTTTTTTGTATTTTTACTTCTTAAAAAATCACTTTGTTCTACAGTTACTACAACAACACCTTCTAATCCTCTAATTTCATTATAAACATATACCTGATTAACATTGGCATCTGTTTTAATTAATACTTCTATTTTATAAAGTATTAAACTTTCTAATATTAAACTTGATAGTTTCATTTAAAATATATAAATACCTATTGGTGCGTTAATTAATGTTTTTTGTATAAAATCAGCTTCCATTGCTTGATTTTCAAGTTGTGTTTTACGAGATGTTACATCTAACATTGCTCTCAATTGTTCTAACAATGCTGCTTTTTCTGCTCTAGCATCTGTTAATAAATCATCCCCATTTAATGTTACTTCAGCACCTGGTATAGGAATAGAAGCATATTTTTTACGAACATATCCTAATGTTTCTTTAACAACAGCTAAAGCATATTGTCTAATCCATTGTCTACCAACAGAATTAATTTCACAATATACAGGATTAGCATATGGTACATTACTAACATTTGTAACCAAAGTACTAGTATTAGGATTGTAATCTGGTGTTGCTGATGTTACATCGTTTCTTTCATCACGTTTAATATAATGAAAGAGTAATTTATCATTTAATCCTTCTGAAAGATTTTGTGGTATAGGAAATAACCTTAAATTATTATTTACTAAATCAAACGAATATGCAGATTTTCTAATTTGGTCATTTAATTCAATTGATTGTAATTTTTGAACGTCAAAATATATAGGCATTAACAAGAAGTTAATACCAGGAGAAAATTGACCAAACCCAAATGTTTCAAGTAATGATTGGATACCTGTACCTGTACCAGCATATGGGTCAAAGTAACGAACAATTGCTGGTGGTTGTTCATAAAATATTTTTTTAATTTCAATACCACTACCAGATATTCCACTAGCCGATGCCCATGCTTTTAAATCATAATCTTGTACACCATTTTGTAATTTAATAGACCCAGTGTAATATGTTGTATAACCACCTGCTCCACCTTCTGAACCGTATGTTTCAGCTATACGAATTACAGTACCAAGATTTGGTGTAACTAATTGATTATTAAATGTTGTTGTATTATCTACTATGTTACCTTCCATTGAAAGATAACCTTCACGTATTTTATATTGGTAAACTTCGTTACCGTATGCTGTAATAGCTTCTTCAAGACAAGCATAAAAGTTTATGTCTTGTAACTCAACATTTACAATAGGATAACCTAAACGTCTAGCACCCCACGTAGCAAACAGTGGTGCTTCTTGTTGGAAATTTTGATCATTGTCATAAAATCCGTACGGGGTATTTCCCCATACTGGTCCAGGATTATTGTTCCAAATTGGTATATTGGCCATTAAGTACTAGTATTTAACACGTATAAATATTGCTATCTCCCGTATTCGTAATCTAAAATTTTACCTACTAAATCGGAACGGTGGTTTTCTTTTAGTTTAACCCATTTAATTTCTTCGATTTTTTTAGATAATTCAATGACATATGATAAACCATTAAATTCATCTTTAATGTCTTTTTGTTCATTATCACCATTGATTACTATACGACCATTTTTGCCTAATCGTGTTAATATAGCTAATATTTCTGATTTGGTTAGGTTTTGTGCTTCTTCAACAATTAATATATCATCAATTGTTTTACCACGAATAAATTGTACTGGGAGCGCTATAACTTTTTTATCAGTTATTAATTGTGCTGTTTTAGCTTTGTCATAACATTTTATTAAGTTTTCCTGAAATGCTTCTAGATATGGATTGAATTTCTCATCTAAACTTCCAGGTAAAAACCCTAATGAATGTCCTACTTCAACGGCCGCTCTAGTAACATAAATTGCATCAATTTCTTTTTTGAACAGAAAATCCAACGCTGTTTGAGCTGATACTAGCGATTTACCACATCCTGCTCTACCTGTTATTATTACTATTTGATTTTCGTGTATTAGTCGTTTAACCTCTTTTTGTTCTTCATTAAGTGTTATAGAATACTTAATTTCGTTTTTAAAAACCTTTTTTTGTTTACCACCATTATCCATAAACGATCGTTTATTATAAATATAAAAAAAGATGCCAACCTTACGGGGTTGGCATCTAATTATTAACCTTACGGGGTTAATATGTTATACTAGATTAAAGAGTATTTAAACCAGCAACATATACTTTTCCGTAATAATCAGGTCTGATCATTTTCTTCGCGTAACGAGTCATCAATCCTTTACGTGGAGTGAAGGTAGATGGATCGTATAATAGCGGAGTCATGATTAACGGAACATACGGAGCGAATACAGCACCACATTCTAAGAACTGAGCACCTTTATAACCCATTAAGATTACGTTTTCAGTCATATAAGGGTTTTTGTAAACTTTGTAACGGCTGTTTAATGAACCGATTTTTTGGATACCGAAGTTAAATTCCATTTTTTCACCATCACCATCAGCTGCGAATCCTGGGATTGATTCCAAGATAGTAGCTACTGTAGGAGAAGTTACTAAGAAATTAGCACCACCTCTTAATGTTAATTGGTGAATTTTGTTAGAAACTTTTTGTAATTTTGTACCTAAAGTTTGGAACCAACCACCTTGAGTATTGTAGTAACCTAAAGATGTAGCAGCACCTGTAGCATCTAATGATGTGTTGTTAACTGCAGACCAACGTTCAACAGTGAATGCATTTTCGATTAACATATCTAATAACTCAAGATCAATTTCCATAGAAATATATTGAGATAAGATACCAGTTAATTCAGCTTCAGCATCAACACTGTGGTAAGCGTTAAGGTCTTGAGCGAACTCAGGAGTCCATTGTGCTTTTAATTTACGTGTTTTAGCAACGATTGGTTCAGATTTTAATTGAACGTTGATTTCTGGAATAGCGATTGCAGATGTTCCGTTTGCGCTTGGAAAACCAGCACCAGTAGCATCTTCGAAATCACCACGAGATGTAGCTGTAGGAGCAGCACTGTAATATAATACTACAGCAGGAGCAGCAACTGCTACTAATGAACCAGTTACAACAAAAGAAGCAGTGTTGTTAGATACAGTTGTGAATGCTTGTAAAATGTTTGCAGCACCGATTGAACCAGAAGTAATAATAAATGATCTAACTGCATTTTGGTCTGCGATTGGAGCACCAGAAGTAGCAGTGATAGGTAGAGGAACTAAGATTTTTTTATAGCTACCAGCAGCAGCAGAAGCTGAATAGTCAGAATCAAAGTTCATATCAGCCCAAGTTGCAGAAGCTGTAACAGCAGCAACAGAAGAACTGAATTGGTTGATTGAATAACTAAATTGTCCAGCACCATATAAAGATGAAGAAGCAATGTCAGTTACGTTTGTAGTTGCATTAGCACCATACAAAGAACCACCAGCAGTGTGAGGAGTTACGTTAGTACCATATTTAAAATCTAGATAAAATACTAGACCTGAAGGTAAGTTCATTGGTTGAACGCTAACGAATTCTTTCGCTGCGATTTCACCAAATACTCTTCTTACTAATGGTAAAGCAACACCGTTCCAAGCTTCCTGTGCATAAGCACCACCACCTACAGTACCATTACCAGTTGTAGAAGCTTCAGTAACTAATTGTTTAGCTTGGTTTTCAAGTAACATCGCCATTGTGTTACGTTCACCTTCGCTTTTAATGCCTTCTAAAAGGCCGGACTTAACCCATTTCTGGCTAAGTTTTTTCGCATCATCAGCAATAACTTTGTATTGGTTAGATGACTCTAAAAGTTGTTGAATGTTCATTTTTTAAAAATTTTGTTTTGTTTTTTTACTTAATAATGTTTGCAAGTTTTTGCATTCTAGCAATTGCATCGTTTGATTCAACGATTACTTTGCTTGGTGCGATTCCAGCAGCTTTAGAAGCAAATCCTAGAGATTCTTTGATTGGCTTTTTAGTTGCAGCTGTTAATGCCGTGCTAAGTGATTCAAATACGACTTTAGCTTCTCTTACGTTTGTAGCTTTGTCAAATGAAGCAATAACATGGACTTTTTGTGATTCAGTTAAGTTTTTAGACTTGAAGATTTTGTTTACGTAAAGAAGTTTAGCGTTTAACAAATTAACTTCGTTAAGTTCGTTACGAAGAGCTTGAATAGTAGCAATTGCTTCTTTCATTTCAGATTTTTCTTTCTTTTCTTTTCCAGATGCATGTTCTGCTTTTTCTTCAGCTTTAGTTTCGCCTTTTTCGTGTTTAGATTTTTTCTTAACTTCTTCTAGTTCCTCTTCATCTTTCATTTCATCAAGAGCGTCTAGTTCAGCTAATAATTCATCTAAATTGATTTCTTCTTCTTCACCAGATGGTGCTTCTTCTCCTGCTTCAGCTCCCATATCCATCATTTCTTCACCACCACCCATTTCTTGAGCAACGATGTCTTTGATAAGATCTTTGAGTTCATCAACAGTCATGTCAGCAACTTCAACTTCTTCTTCTTTTTCTTCTCCGTCTTCTTCCTCTTCTTCTTCACCTTCTTCTTCCTCTTCTTCTTCTTTAGCTTCTTCTAATTCTTCATACTCTTCTTCTTCTTCACCTTCATCTTCTAGTTCAGCTAAAATAGCAGAAAGGTCGATTTCTTCTAGTTCTTCTTCTTTTCCCTCAAGAGCAGCACCGGTTGCGCGGTATCTATCTTGAATAGGATCAGTTGTGGTGTCCGGATACATTCCTTCTTCCATTTCTTCTTCGTCTTTAAGACCTTCTTCTTCGTACTCCATCTCGTTTAACTTTGCAGTTAACATAGATTGGATTTTCGGAGTCAAAGCTTCCTCAAGAGCGGCTTTTGCGTTTGCTAACGCTGCTTCGCGAACGGCTTTTGCGTCTGCGATAGCTTCTTGAAATAAATTTTTGTTTGACATAATTTGTTTCTCCTTAAATTTTTGTTTAGGAAATAAGATTATTAGGAATCTTAATAGGGGGTTTGTTAATACCGAGCTATCATAAGGGATGGATAGCTATTGTGGGCTTAATCATAAATATATGTAAGAAATGAAAACCGCGAAGAGCTGTTAACATAATGCACAAACTCCTGTCTGTGTACATATAATTTCGGTGATTAATGAATTAACTTTACTGTAATCGCTAACAATATTATTATATTGTTTGCTTTCTTGCATTGCTAATTTATTAACGGGTTGCATGTAAGCGTTTGGAGTGGATGGAACTGATACTAAATCCCAACATAATAGTTCGAAGTCGTCTTGTACCTCTACTGTTTCACCTAATTGTTTTACTGAACCCATACCGCGAGATGAAATACCTAATGGTATTCCAGCGGATACTATTTCTTGTGCAATTTTACCTGATGGAGTATTTAATAATATTAATTCACCCATTACATCATTACCTTCCCACCATACTTTAGTAATAAGGTGTGATACGTTATTTAAGTTAATTACAGATGATTCTGGATGATCTAATTCGCCTGTTGCTGTTTTAGATGCTACTGGACCTTTTATATATTCGTCAACTTGTTTTTTAAGTATTTCTAATGGATATACACGACCATTACCATTTTTTACATCGGCTTCTTGTAATTTACCCTTAACGCGCATGCGTTTATCAGATGGGTTTTCTTTACTTTCAATTAATGAAAGTTTAGCTACGTGAAATGGTATATAATCTACTAGTAATTGACGTTGTTCCATATTATTTATTTTCTCCGGTTTCGTCGTATTTGGTTCCTAACATACCATACGACATATTAGCACGACCATCGAATATTTCTTTCATTTCTTCACGAATCATTTCTTTAAGACGTTCTTTAGCTAATGCTTTATCTACTGATTCGCGAATTGTTTTCATTTTTTCTCCAGTAGGGTCTGCTTTTTGAACACCACGAACTGTTTTAGCAATGAATGTAAGTTCTTCAACACCTTTAACTATTTTATTGGTTTCTTTTTTAGCATCGGCGTCTTTTTTAGCTTTTTCTATGTTTTTAACGGGCTGCATACCCATTTTTTTATCAACTAAATTATCATCTTTAACAGGTTGCATTTGGCGTGCTTCAGCATTTGCTGATTTACCACCAAGATATTCTGGTTCGTATCCTTCTTTACCAGACATAAGTGCTGATGTGTAATAAATTGGGTTTTTCTTAAGATTTTTGATTACTATTTTAGCAGCTTCAACTTTAGTTAATTGGTGATTTTTTTCTATTTCATAATCAATACCAATTAATACTTCTTGACCGTTTAAATTATCAATTTCTTTGAATTGGTCGTACATTGATTTGCCGTTAGCGTTTGTCCATCTGCCTTTTTCGTCTTTAGCTTCTTTTAAACCTCTTTGTAAACTTTTAGCAATTTTTTCCATATGACCTGTTAAACCAGGTTCACCCGAGTGTGGTGCTGAGTGGAATTCTTTGAAATATTTTCTTGCTGCATCTTTAGGAGACATACCATCGTATTTGTCTAAAAGTTCGGTTGGGGATAATTTAATATCTATATCTCCTATATAAGATTTAAAAGCATCTAACCATTGTTCATTAGCTTCATGAGATTCTTCTAAACCAGCCTTATCTAATTTAGTATAATATTCTGGGTCTTCTGCTAAATGATCTAAAGCAATTTCTTCAGCTTTTACAGGATCGCTTGTGTGTTCTTTTTCAACAGCAATACCTTTTTTTAATTCTTCTTGGTCAACATCAAGATTTTTTTCTCTTATATCAGATTCAACTAATATACCTTTGTTTTTAAGGATTCTTACTGAATCATTGAATGAAGTTACATTAGTAATATATTGAGGCATAGTCATACGTAAATTACGCATGAAATTTTGTTGGGTCATTCTACCCTCTTTCAAATCGATGTATTGTTGTTTGATGCTTTTCATGAATATAAATATTTAAACTTTGCCTTGACCACGATAATTACGTGATTTTCTGTCGTGTTTGTTAAATGATTTTTGTGCTTTGCCACTTTTTTTAGTGCCAAATGATAATTTATTACTTTCAGAAGAACTTTTAATTTTTGCCATTACTGGTGAAGATTTTTAATTTTATTATTTAATTGGTTTACCATTTCAGAAATAGTTGCTATATTTTTTTCTGTATTTTTCCAATATTTTAATCCTTCTTCACCTTCGCTTAATTCTTGTTTCATACGAGAAGTGTATTCAACAATACGATCAATTTCAGATAATTTACGTTTTACTTCACGTATTGCTTTGTGTAGTTGTTCGTTTTTAGTTCTGAATTTTACTTCGTTTTTGAATTTATTGTATGTTACTTCGTTAAGTAATTCTTCTTTAACGATATTTTCTAATGATTCTTTCATATTTTCTTTTACAGCGCTTGCATAGTACCCACCACCTTTAGAAGCAGAGCTAGGACCTGTGTAGCCACTAGGTGCTGTGTAGCCACTAGCCTCTCCTCGTTTTGATGGTCGATCGTAGTTACTAAGTTCGTTATATATTTTTACTTTTTTCTTCTTCTTACCAGTTAAAGATACATAATCTTTTACTTTAGAATCACCAGGCATTTCGGTTTCACCTTTAGTTACTTTCATTCCCTGTTTTTCTGCGGTTTTAGTAGCAGCGTTTTTCTTTTGTCCTTTAGGAGAAAAAGCATATGGTGTCATGATAGGACCAGCACCAACGCCAATAGCGCCTGTAGCTGATTCTTCACTCATTACTTCACGAGCAAGTTGTTTAATATATTCTTTTAGTTTGTCCATTATTTTTTACGAACTTTAGCTAATGCTTCGTTTACTATAGAGTCAATGTCAAGTGCTTCTTCTAAATTTTTATATTGAAAGTCATCAGCATGTGATCCTATTTGACTTACTGGGTTCCATTTTCCTAATTCTTTGTTGCTTTTGTCAAAAGCCATCATATAGCCATTTTCTTGTTTGAACTCAGTACCTTCAGGAAATGATGCTTTCCATTTGTTAAAGTCATTGTATATTCCCTCTCTAGGTTCTTCATTTAACTGTGATTCAGTAATCAATCCAGCTAATAATTGCATTCTTTTTGCTTCGTTAATTAAGTGTGCCATTTTTATTTTTATTTTATTGTTTTTAATTCGTTTATTAATTGGTAATATTGTAATAACGAAACAAGATTTTCGTCTTTTACGTTTTGAGTTTTTTCGATTGGTTTAACCATATTAACAACTTCATTTATCTTAATTTGAGTTGTTTTGTCGGTTACGCTTTTATTTAACTTAACTAATTCAGTTTTAATTGCAATAGAGTTTTCATTAACAAACTCACGTAATTTAACTGTATTAGAAATGTTGTTAATATATTCTTTAAGAACTAATTTTTGTTTATCGGATAGAGATGAGTATTTGCTGTTGAAGCGTTCTAACAGTTTTTTATACGTTAGTAAACGCATACCTTTATCCATTTTCATAAACTCTTCCATTAATCTATCGCCTGCTTTTTCTTTATCTATTTCAGTACGAGAGATATGTTCAAGTAACGTTAATTTGTTTTCAATTACTTGATCAGGATTTGTAAATTCTAATGAATTATGTGCTTCAATTAATGTACAGGCAGCCGCATATTGTTTATAATTGTTGATTTTTGCTTTAAAAAAATCTTCAATGTTATATGCCTCACGAATAGCCTTGATTAAATTATACTTTTCGTTACGAAGCGCTGAGCGATTTAAACGAGAAGATAATTCTAATGTAGCGTTAATTAGTGATTCTGCTTTAACCTCAGATAATGCTTTAGAATTAACCAATGCTTGATATATTTTATGTTCTTTAGCTAATTCTGTTTTATTAAAGTGTTTCTTTAAAATATCTACAGCAGGTGAATCTTTCCCAGAAAGGGTGTCTGAAGTAATTTGACGAACCAATAATTCAAATATTAGTCCGCTGTTTTTGAATTTGTTGTGTTTTATTTTGTCCATATAGTATGCACTATCTATAAATATATGTTTGTTATATGTCTCTAATATTTTCCTCATTTAATAGTGTAGGCTCATCATCACCAAACACCATATCTTTATCTTTTCTAGGTATGGTTTTAAACATATCTTTAAGACGTAAAGATTCAGCTAATGCTAATGGAGAACCGCCTTTAGGTGTACCATTTTCTTCAGGTTTATTTGCAGTATATAATGTACCATTTTCTTCTCTACCTAATCTATCTTTACCTAGTGGGTCGTTTTGCGTACCAATCATAGATGATTTTTCTTTAGGGCGGCCAACTGGGCGATCTTCATCATATCCTGGAGGAACATCTGATTTTTTAGCTCCATTATATCTTCCAGCACCATATAATGTGGCTAAATCATGAGGTGTACCATATGATTTACCAGATTTTGCTGGATCATTACCTTCGTTTTCAATTTGATCTAATCTAAAGTTACGTTTCATATCTTCAGCAACTAAATCACGTAATTCATCATATTGATCTTCGCTGAATTGGAATAAGAAATTATAAATCCAGTCAGAAGGAATTAATTTACTATCTTGCATATCTTTAGCTAATGCAATTTTTTCCTTCCATAGCGCTACTTTTTCTTGTTCATAAACTACTGATGGTGTAGATAAATGTAATTCAAAATTAGCTAATGATTCACCATCATATCCTTGAACATATAAGTGTACTAATGCTATTTTATATAATTCACTTAATACAATACGTTGAATACGTTCTACTGTACGAGCGAAACGAATATCTTCAGCAGCTAATGTAGCTTTACCAGTTAAATCTTTTTCAAATCCAAAGAATGCTTTAGGTACTTTTAATGCAGCTAACATTTCATCACGTAAGAAGTTTACGTCTTCTATTGCATTATACTCTAAACCTTTGATTGTATCAATTTTAGTGTTTGAGTTAGCACCACGTTGAGGAATGTAAAAATCTTCCATTACATTCATCATATTATATTTCAAGTTATATTCACCTGTATTTTTATCGATGTATGGTGTTTTTTGCATTTTTTGCTTTAAACGTTCCATGTAAGCATCAACTTCAGCAGGAGGCATATTACCTATATCAACATAAAATACACGTTTTTCCGGGGCACGGGTGATACGATGCAAGAGCATTGCATCCTTCATCAAAATGTATTGTTTATAAGTTTTACGAGCTGGTTCTATAAATGATCTGCCATAAGGAAGGTAGTTAGCGTCTGTTAATAGACGGAAATGAGCAATTTCGTAATTTTCGAATTTGATTTTACCATCTCTATCTTTAACACGGCTATTGATACCACCCGCGGCAATAACCATTGGATCAATTTTAAAACATACGTAAGATGGATTTTGAGGATCCATACCTTCTTCACGTACCATATCATAAACAGACATTGGTGTTACATTATATACACCAAATTTTTCAGCTATTTCAAGGTGTAAATAAAAATCACCATATTTACACATATTTCTAACCCACATCCATAAATTAAACTCAACATTTAATATATCATAGAATAGGTTATAAAGTATACGTTGGATATTTTCATCTGATGATTTAATCTGTACTACTTCGTTTGCTTCATTTTTTAATGTTGTTTCATCAGCTACTATATCGAGAGCAGAAGCAATAATTGATTCCGTATCCATTGCTTCATAGTCAGTATATAACTGAATACGAAGTGTTTGATAGTTCATCGTTGGGTTATATGGCATATTAGCACCATAACGATGAAGTTTTGTAAATCTATCAATTAAAGCATTGGTTTTTACGTTACCATATGCTTGGATACGGTCTGTATCTACTACTTTTAATTGGTTTCCACCAACATTTCTGATTACTACATCTGTACTGAATAAACGGGTTAACCTACTAAATAAACCAGTGCCCGCATTATTATTTTTTTCTTCAGCCATTAATATGTTTTATTATGTCTATAAATATTTATCAACTATAACATCCAACGTAGGTCTTCAACACCATATGGTGTTTCGATCTGGTATGGGTTTTGAGCACCGTTAGGTAATAATGTAATTGAATTACTATTGTTAGAAATGTTATTTAAAGCTGCTCTTTGTAAATTTACGCCTTGTTGATAAAATTTTACTCCAGTATCTCTTGTAAATAATCCAATACCTAATGCCATAACTAAATCATCATTATAACCATTTTGCGCTTGTGCTTTTCCATTTTGCCAAATAAACACTCTTAATTCTTCTAATAGTCGTTTTGATCTAAATATAAAATGTCTATCTCGAATATACGCCTCTAGTTTTGAGATAACAAGTGGTCTTGTCTTAGCTGATGTAGTAAATCCAGGAACTGTTTGCTCACTATCCATTTTAGCCATCCATTTATCAATATTCAATTCGCCATATGCGCGAGGTGAATAATATAAATTTTGATATCCTTTTTCTATAATAGTATTTACTACATCCCATCCTACGTTAGCGTTTTCTACTACTAACAAAGCATTGTTATACTCTGTTGCAACAGAAACTAACATATTACCAAATGTTCTTGTGTCAATTTGTGATTTATATTCTGCTACTTGCTCACATGATTCGATATCAATAACATGAAATGCTGAATAGTCGCTACCATCACCACGAGCCACATCAGCGCAAACAATATATTGTTTACTATAATCTGCATAATTCCATATCCAAAAGTCGCCACCCATAAAGCGGCGTTCCACAGGTTCTTGTACAAAAGTTTGTTCATAAAAAGTTAAGTTATCGGGTTCAATTAATGAATTACCGGAACCTAAGAAGTCACAGTCATATTCTTGAGCAAACTCACGTGCCGACATGTTTGCTCGTTCTGTTTCTTCCCATTTACTATCTCTATCTGGGTGTAAATCCCATCTTAATTTAATTGCTTTGAAATCGTTTTTGTTAACCTCAGCTTCAGTGTACATTTTATGAAACCAGTTACCAACACCATTTGGAGAGGATAATGCTATAATACCTCCACCCGTTGCAATGGTTGGTTTAATACTTGTGTATATTTTATCAATACCTTCAATGAAAGCAGCCTCATCTATTATTAGTAAAGATACTGCGTAAGATCTACCTGCATCTGATGCGGCTGATGTAGCTACAATTTGAGAGTTGTTAGCTAGTTTAAGTGATAATTTGTTATCTGAGATTGGTTTTTGACTTCCTTTAAGCCAATTAGGTAAGTTATTGTACATAAATTGTACTTTTTCAACCATACCTTTTGCCGTTTCTTGTTTTGTTGCTATACATAACACAGTTTTATCTTTATTAAATAGCATTGTCCATAAAGCATAACCAGCAGATAAGGTAGAGATACCTAACTGTCGGGACTTATTTATAATAGAGAAACGATGATTCCTAAAATCGTTTAATACATCCTCTTGGAAAGGATATAAATGAAATAATACTCTACCTTTAACGGGGTGAGTAATATAACAATATTTGCGAAAGAAATGTACAGGATCCATCGCACATTTGATATATTCCTGTTTAATTATTTCTTTTATATTGGGTTGTTCTGCCATATTATATACTGTTTATTGTATATAAATATATAAGATGAATTACTTCGTAAGAAGTATATATGTTAATCCACCTACTAGACCACCAATAGTAATACCGAATATAGTATTAGTAAATATGTTTTTTATTTTTAGTCGTCTATTTTGTTTTTGTAAATCTTTAACAAATTTACCTTGTATTTCAAATTTATCTTGTTCGTTTTTAATACGTTGTTCATACATTGTATCTTTTTGGATATAATTTGATATAATACTATCTTTAAGTATTACTTTATATTCAGTTAATTTAAGTTGATCTTTAATCAATTCATGAATTGCTTTAACACTATCACATCCAACTAATTCCTTTGCTATTTGTTTAGCTACTGGGGTGGGTATTTTGATTGTATCTTGTGCTTTGGTTAGCGTTGATATAAATAATAATATTATTAATAGTTGTTTCATTTTTTGTGTTTTTCGTTATACCACTTTTCTATCTCTATAAATTGCTTGCCTCCTAAACTATCTAATTTTCTTTTATATACTTCTCTTTCTCGCATAATAGAATCATTTTCTGCGTTTGGTGGGTAATCATATGCATTTCCATTCATATCAACAAACCATATTGCTGGTTCAGGGCGAATTGCATTTGGGTTGGTATCTAATGCTTTGCCATAGTCAATTGCTATTTTGATATTAATTTGATATAAACTATCAACATATTTTTCGTATTCAGCTCTAGATTTAGGTGGGTGTGTATTTGTTATAACATAACCTAACATTAATAAGATAAATAATAACTTTTTCATATTCATGTACTTTAATATCTAAATATAGTAAAGTTATTTTGCCAAAGCTAAATATTCTTTATCTACTTTATTATCATCTACGCCAGGAGTCATAGTTTCACCAGCTATTTTAATAACCCATTTACCTGCTTTCCATAGTTTTATTGTAGTTTCTCTATAATCTTTATGTGCTTTTTGTACCTCTTTTATATCATTTTCATCACTAACCCAAAAATCAGGATTTACTTTGTCTTTATAAAATTCTAATACTTTTTTATCAAAACCATCCTTATCCATTTTTGTATCACCTGATAGACCTTTACTTTTCATCCAATCTACAAAATCATTCCATTGTTTCATTTGATCTACTGTTAAGTCAGTTTTAATGAATTGTTTGACTTGATCTAAACTTTGTGGTACTTTTGTTTTTGTAACAACTGATGGTACACCTTTAGTTGGAGCAGATATTTTTGTTTCTTCTCTTTCAGGAGATAAGAATTTAAATTGAGATGTTACTGAACCTATTATACCATCTATAGGTGTAGTTGTTCTTGTTGTATCTTTAACGGTTTGAGTTATTGCTGTTGGTGCTTTGGCAACTGATTTTGCTTTTGCTCCGCCTAATGTACTAGCAGCCATCATAGCTCCTAATGCTATATCTTTAGCACCTATTTCCTCAATGCGGTCTTGCTCTATTTCTTTTAAAAGATCAGTTAGTTTAATCATTGTTTCTGTTTTATAAAATTAATTAAATCTTCAAAAGTGATTATATTTTCTATTTCCTCATCTTTTATTTCAATATTATATTTAGATTCAATAAGTTGTAATATTTCAATTTTATATATTAGATTTTCTTCCATACTTGTATAGTTTCATTACCAAACGTTTCTTGAGTTTGTTTAAAATCAGAAAAATGTTTTTTTAAATAATATTCATATAATTTATTTCTAACTTCTCCTTGAGCAGCATATTCAAATTCTTGAATATTGTATTTATCAACCCAATATCTTAAAAATCCAAAAATAGTAGCTAATATACGAGGAGTATGAGAAGCATTAATTAGTTTATCCATATTAATTTTTTCAAAATTTTCATCTGTAATCCCAAAATTAACTGATGGTCTTTTGGGATTAAAAATTGGTAATATTCTTAAACTATAATAATTATCTTTATAGGATAAATTAACTATACATCTTCTAGGAGATTCTTGTACTACATCATATTGAATATCTTTGCTAGATAACTCATTAGGAAGATAAATATCTATTATTTCCTTTAAAATATCAATTAGCTTAATCATCAATAATTATATCGTGCTTTGAAAAATGAATCAACTTGTGTCGGTGTATAATTATTAGCCGCTACACTTTGCTCGTGATAATATTCTCTGATAATAGTTGTTTTTTCTTTAATATTATCTATTTGATTATCAACTTGTTTTACTTCGTTTTTATAAACTTGGATAGTACTGTCAAGTTGTTTTTGATGTTCTACTAACTCTTTATTTGCTTTTGTTAAAGCATCAATAGCATCTTTATATTCTTTAGGCATTTGTGGCTGTCGCACGGACAGCCATATAATGCTAAACAATAATAGTATACCAACTATAACGTATAGAATATATTTTTTATATTTATCTGATAATTCCAGCACGGTATTGCAATTGTCTTCTTTCGTATTCGTAGTTTTCTGCTACCACATCCTCATCTTTATCTTCTACTGGTTCAATTTCTGGTGCTTTAGCAGCAATTTTACCTGTTTGTTCTTTGGCTATCTTATCTTGTAGATATTTTGAACTTGCTATTAATGCCGCCATTCTATCTTCTAATGATTTTTTCAAGTTAGTCAAGCGCAAGATATCTTCATCTTTTGTATTAGGTCCTATATCAATTATGCCTTTAGAACGTTTTGTTTTATTGATATTGGTTTTAGTAGCATTTAAACGGTCTTTTAATTCGCTATATTTTATAAATGCTTGATAATCTTCATCAGACATTCCACCTTTAGCAGTGGTTTTTTCGATTTTTTCTGGTTCGATTATTGGTTCTTCATCATCTGTTTCTTCTTCACTTGATGTTGATGGTCTATCTACACCTAAGTCTAAATAAGGTCCGATTAAAAATTCTTCACCACCACGAATTGGTTCTTCTCTTTCTGCTGGTTCTTCACCTGGAGCTGGTGGTAATTCTACTACACCCCCTGCACCTAATTTAACTAATACACCAGCATCTAATAAACCATTAACTATAGCATTTGCTATTTGTGGGCGAGCGAAATTAAATTGTGCTTGTAATTGTGTTTTTTCAGCTCCTGGATTTTCGCGGAAATAATTAATTATATCTTCCATTGATACTCCACTAACACGTTTAGCAGCATATTGAGAAGCATCAAAGTTTGGATCAGCTAATCTAAATCCTTTAGCAACACGAGCCATTTCTTTTATTGTTGGATCTTCTTCAACATCTATTCCTTGTTGAGTATATTTTTTAATACTAGCTATATCTCCTTTTTTTACTTTCACAGCTCCATGACCAGGAGTTTGCCCTATTTCATTTAATACTTCTAATAGTGCTTCACGTATAATTCCACGTAATTGTTTTGATTTCATTGTTTTGAGTTGGTTTGACGATATGTCCATAAATATTAGATTAGTTGTGAGGTAATAGTGTTTATGCGTTCTTCTGTTGAACCTTTAATTTCAATAAGTTTCTTAGGTGGATGTGCTTTTAATAATTCACGTATAATTTCATCAATCTCTGTACGATAATCAGCATTAGTTTCACGTACACCATTATTTTCTATATCAACACCTTCAGGTGATACATAAATAACAACATCATATTCATTACGTAAATCCAACATTAAATCGAAAAAATGACGTTTTTCAAATTTACTAATTGATTTAGCGCTGAGTGTAAATGCTATTACATCATATATTGTTCTATCAGTGATAATATTTGGTTTCATTAACTCTAAAGCACGTTCAGCAGCGAACACTATTTGACCTTTCAATGTTGAATCAGTATTTAATGCTATACCTTGATCGCGTAGATATTTACTACGTTCAGTTGCTATTTCATATCCTTTGAATTGTTCTAACTCTTTAAGAGCGTTTACTAGTGTCGTTTTTCCTACCGACACGGTTCCTGTTAGTCCTATTTTCATTTTGCTTATTTATTTTTTTCATTTGACGAGCTATCTTCTTCTGTTGTTTAGCTTCCTTAATCTCTTGTTTTATCTTTTTTTCAGCACCTGCTTTATATTTAATATCTACGCTGATAGGGCCATATGGTGATTTATTTAAATCAAATGTCCATACCTCAGTAGTATATTCATCTTCATAAGTACGACTAAATTTAGTTGGATTTTCTTGTAGTGTAATTTCTTTTGGTGGTCTACCTCTCATAACTTGAATTTAAAATAGGGGCTTTGACACCCCTATTTATTTATTAAACTCTAGCTCCGCTTTGTTTTCCGGCAGCTGTTTTATACCATGGAATCCCGTTAACATCAGCTTTTCGTTCTAACCATTCGTCTTTACTCATTTTAATTCCAAATAAGTAATACTCGGCTTCTCGTTTGTTACCTTGTGGGAAATAAGCTGCACCATCCCAATTGTGCATTTTGTTTATGCCTCCACAATCCACGTAATAGGCAATTGTTCCGTCTGATGTTTTAATTCTTTGTGTTTCCATAACTAATTTTATTTTTTATAAAGATAATAAAAGGACTTTGACAAGCCTATTAGTCTAAATCAGCTAATCCAGTATCGTCTTTTTTCAAGTCGCGTTCAATATCTTTCATTGTATTGATAGCCCATCTCTTTTGTTCTGGAGTTAATTCATCATTAACAGCATTTTCTACAAATGATAAGAACTCGTCTTCTTCTAATTTATATAATTCAGCAAAGAATAATTCACGAATACGTGCATCATCTAAATCACTTTCATTATATAATTTAGTAATAGCATCATATAAGAATTTACCGAAGCGAAAATCGTTTGGTTCATTAGATAATTTATCTACAGCATTTATAATTGCTTTATTTTTTTCTTTATCAGCACCAAATCCTTCTGTACCAACGATTTCGTATAATCCTTTTACAATTTCATGTAATAGCATTGGGAAACATAATGCTCTTGCTTTAATAACAAATTGTTCGTTTTCTTCATCATACACCATTTCACTTGTACCACCTTCCATTTTTTGTCCTTGAGCTAGTGCTGCAAGCATCATCGCAATAGCGTTTTCATCATCGTATATTCCGAATACTGATTTTAATATTTCGTTATATTTTTCTACTAATGCCGGATTAATATCATCAAGGTATTCTCTGAATAAGTAGAAACTAAATGCTCCTCTAACTGATGCTCCCTGTGTAATACCGTTTATGATACGGCGTTTTGCTTTTAATTTTTCAGTATCATCATCAAAGCTAGGTTGTAATGGATCTTCTTCACCTGGTTCTATTTCAACATTTAAATCTTCTGGTCCTGTTATTTTAGCATCTATTTTGATGTTTGCATAGTCAATAATTGGAAAAGCATCTGTTGCCATTATAGCAGCAATCATTTCTAATTCATCACGATATCCTTCTTCAGCATCAATAATTTCATCTAATACTGCTTTAGATCGCATTAATGTTTGCATCAAATCTTTATTACCAAGCATTTGACGTAAAGATTCACCTGACTTACCTTTTAAAGCAGCCATAGTTTTAGGGGAGAATATTTTCTCGTATTCTACTTCTAAGAGATTTGCCATTATTTTTTTGCTTTTCTAAAACGTTTAATAATCTTTGCTAGCATTTCAGCTTCAGTCATTGTAGCTTTTGGTTTTGGACTTACACCTGGATTTCCTAATGGACGACGAGGTTTTGGTTTACCTGTATCTGGTTTTCCAGGATGTATAGCAGGGCCAGGTGATGGTTTAGTTGGTGCTACTGCTGGTTGTACTTCAGCTAATTCTTTTCTAATAACAGCGCGGATTGCTTCGCGTAATTGATCTTTAGTCATTATTGTACGTTTGTCAATAAATATTTATTATTTGTATTTCCATTTATAACCATAAGCTGTTTTTTGTTTACCGGCAGCACAATCTGCTATACTATTACCTGATTTATTTAAGTATCTACCTGCTTCTTGTGCTGATTGGTATTCATTAAGTAAGTTACCTTGAAGATCATATTGAATTATAGGTTTATGATGGCCTAAATAGTTTTTATGTTTACCTATTAATGATTTACTTATTTTATCTTTCCACTCCTGATTATACATTTTATGACCTTTTTTGGACTTACCAATATTAGGTTGTTTAATCCCAATTTTTGAATTTTTAATTTTATTTTTAGTTTCTTCTTTCATTGGTAATTTAGATTTTCCTCTATTAGATAAACCTATTTTTTCATTATGTTCTTTGGTTCTAGGAGGTTTAGGTTTATTTTTTGTTTTTTCACTAATTTTGATTCCTAATCCTTCGTATCTTTTTTGTCCTTTATGAGCTAACCCTATTTTCTTATTTCTCTCCTCAGTATAAATTTTTGAATTATATCCAGGTTTAGTTCCTACTCCTTTTTTAGACACATTGTAAAATTCTTTGCTATTAATTGCATTATATAATTTTATATAATATTCTTCTTTTTTTCTTAACTCTTCTAAGTTTGAAACTGTTTCTAATATTTCTCTTTTAAAGTTTTTTCTACCATATTTTTTAATAGCTTTGTTAAGATATACTCCACTTCCTAAATAGTAAGGATTATTATTATTAGTACTTCCTATATATTTTTTATTATTTATTAAATTAGTAGTCAAATAAATTATCATATATTTTATTTATAAATATATAATAATCCCAGAAAATACATTTCTACTTCAACATTTTAAGAATTTTTTCTGATGCATATACACCCTGAGCTGCACTTACTGCTATTCCGCGAGCACTTAATGCATCACCAACAAAATAAATATTAGGATAATCATATAATGAAAAATTATTTGAGGTCAAAACCTCTTCACTAAGGAATTTTACTTCAGGAATATATAATGAATAATCATTATCAAAATTAAATACTTTATTTAAATCTTCAATATAATTAATTATATAATCAGCATATTCTTTATAAATTTCTTTAAATAAATCCAAATTACCAACACTAATAACATTCATATTATCTCCACCAGAAGTTAATGAAGGTTTTCGAGTAAAGTTAGGAGAATAATGTATTCCTTTACCATCTATTTGACATTTAGATACTACATCTTTTTGGAATTGAAATGGATTATTAATACCTTTAATTTCCATAATAATACCAAAATTAGTCATATTATTAATCATATTTTCTTGTTTATAACTATGACCATTATATGATTTCATATCATAAGTAATCTCTTCAGCAACATATGCAGCATAGTTATTGCTACAAAATGAACGTGAAGAAACTTTTTCATTATGACGTTTATATAATTTAAAATCATACGCAATATCAACTATTGATTGCATATATTTTTGAGGTAACTCCATACGAACCCCAAGTTGAACTGATTTAGGTTCTTTTTTTAGACTATACTTATCAATTAATTTTTGGGTTAAATCAATACCTGATTTACCTGTACCATAAATAAGTTTATCAAATTCTATTTCGGTATTAATATATGGTTTAAAATCTGTTAGATTATTTTCTTTTCCTAATTTATCAAACTTATCTACTAATTTGTTATCAATAAATATTATTGATTGTTTATTGAAGTCAATATCTTGAACTTCACATTTCCAGTGAAATTTAATACCCTTCTCAACTAACCAATCATACCATCTTTTACCTAAATCATGAAGATAATTTGTACCTATATGGTAAGCCGGTGCCATTCTCAAATTAAAATATGGTTTAATAAATTCCGGTTCTTCTGTTGGTTTAGAGAACATAATTTTTGACGGATCTGGGTGGAAACGAAGAATATAAGACCATGCTTCTTCTAATATTTGGTTTGCTTTTTCTTCACCCGTATATTTGGCAAGTTGACCTCCCACAGCATTATGAAGATATGACCACTTACCATCAGAGAAAAGTCCTGCTCCAAATCCTCCTTTCATTACTTCCTCTGGGGATCTATTATGGGGGTCTTTTCCGGCATCTATAACAGTAATTAACTCACCTGGATAGTTATTGTTTATAAGTTTGGTTACAGCGAACATTCCTGCTACTCCGGCTCCCACCACACATATTTTTTGTTTTTTCATATATTTTATTTTATTTTATTATTTATATTTATATTTAAATTTAAACCCATGACATGTTTTTTGGCGACCATTACAACAATCTTTTATTTGTTTATCTATATTGGGGGAATGTATTGACTTTTTTTCAATAAGCCAAATTTTAGCTTCTCTTAAACAAGAAAAATCTCTAATAAGATTTTCATTTAAATCATAACATTCTACTATTTTTCCTTTTGATTCTAAATTTGCTTTAGCCAAATTTTCTAAATGTTTTTTACTAAAATTTTTAGAAACTCCTTTTAATTTATTAGATATTTTTTCTTTAATATCATTAGTATAATATTGAGAATGGTTTCCTTCTTTTAATGATTTACTTATTTTATTTCTCCATTCATGTGTGAAACATTTGTGCCCTTTTTTAGCTAAACTTATTTTTTGTTTAGTTTCTTCTGTAAAGATATTTCCATCTTGGTCTTTAATATTAGTGAAGTACCTAAAAGCTAAAGACTTTTAGGTTTTAAAAGTTAGACAAATATAAACTTTATTGGGATCTCCATAACAATTTTTTAACAAATAAATAAAAGTCTTCATAAATATTATTTCCAATAAATATATGAAGACTTTTTAGGCTATGAATCTGTCTATATGTTATATTTAAGCTGGAGTTTCTTCTTCAGCTGGTTTTTCTTCAGGCGCTTCAGCTGGTGCTTTTTCGGCTGCTGCTAAATCTTTACCTATTTCTTCTCCACTATTA